TTTTTTTGCTATATAAATTTTATCATCTGAATCACCATACTCTTTATTAAAAGACACACGAACCTGATAACGAGGTCTGAAATATCTAATTATTTTCGTAAGTATTTCTTGTCTTTCCATGTGTATATTTGCAATGGTTTTGATTTACCTTTAACAATTATAGGTTTTAAGGGTTTCAAATGATAGCCACAGTATTGTTCTGTCTGCTTACCTATCAATATATCTACATTCCTTTCTTTTGTTGCGCTCTCAAGTCTTGCAGCAACATTAACAGCATCACCAATAGCTGTGTAATCAAATCTACTTTCGCTACCCATATTTCCAATGATTGCTTCGCCACTATTAATTCCTATACCTATGGCTATGGATGGCTTGCCTTCATTTTTTAGCTCATTATTCAGTTCTATAATCCTACGCTTAATATCAACAGCACAATCAACTGCTACTTTGCTATGGTTAAATAAATCTAATGGCGCATTAAATATTGCCATCATTGCATCCCCAATATACTTATCAACCATCCCACCATGTGCTTGAACTGATTTTTGTTGCGCTGTTAAAACTCTGTTCATAATTTCTGTAACTTCTTCAGGCGTTACTTTTTCTGATAGTGATGTAAATCCTCTTAGATCAGTGAACAAGAATGTACAGGTTCTTTTTTCACCGCCAAGTTTTAATAAATCAGGATTCTTTTGTAATTCTTTTACTTGTCTTGGGTCTAAATAATGCTCAAACTGTTTCTTGATCTGCTGTCGTAGTTTGTATTGCTCTCTAAATCTAAGATAAAAAGCAACTGAACCTATGATGAAAGATGATATTAAAGCCCATGTGACATCTATAAGAATACCTTTTTTTAATAAGTGCATACCACCATAAAGGGTGATGAAATGCACTGAACTGGTTAATGCTAAACCCCATGTAATACCAAAAGCGTTCAATAGAAGCCATGTGAGAAAGCCCAAAATGAAAAAAATTGTTATTTCTGCGGATAAATGCCAGTTTGGTATGTATGGACTGTTCTCAAGCAATATGGACTCAGAAAGTGCAGCTTGAATTTTATGTGGTTCTAAAAGACCTACAGGAGTTGCAATTTGTGGCATTACACCAGTTGCAGTTACACCAACAAATACAAACTTATTTTTTACATCCATTTCTTGCAATGTAGTTTGTGGTGTATCTACCCAACTTATCCATTGTCTGCCGTATTTATCAAGTTTAGTTGGTGGTATTCCGCGAACAGCTATTTCTTCTATGCCTGCTTCTGAGCCTTTAATAATGTAACTATCTTGCTGTGCTAGTGTCTTAAGAACTTCTGTACCAAAAGAAGCAACCCAACCATCAGGCGTTTGCATAAGCAATGGTATCTGTCTTACAAGATTATCTACATCTACTGGTGCTGATGCAATTCCTTGACCTGCATGCTTGCTTAGAAGATCAATGTTTTGTCTAACTCCATTTGCTTTTATCCCTGATATATTTTCTCCTAAAATAACTGTACCTGTTGTTTTAGGAAAATCAGCAGTATTGTTTTCAAATGTTGATAGCACACTAGGCAACAATTTAAGTGATGATGCAAATTCATAATCGCCACCAAATCTGTCCTTTTCTGTAAAAGCTATGACCCAACCAACACCCAAGGCACCTTTGTTATATAGTTCTTTTTGAATGTTTGCTAGTCTGTCTCTAGGGAAAGGATAGCCACCCTCAGCTATAACATCTTCTTCAGTAATATTTAAAATAGAAAAATAGCCAGTTGGATTTTGTTTGGCAACAAATGCGTCAAATGTTTTAAGTTTTAATGTTTCATGTGAAACATTTTGCAAAACCATAGGCAAAGAAAGTCCAATTATTAGAGTTAAAAATATTGCCGTTTTCTTCATGAGCCTTGCGTTATTTTTATAACTGAGTCGCCTCCTCCATTTATTTTAACAGTATTTGAAACTCCGTCTTGTATAAATATTACTGTATATCCTTGACCTGAATTTATATCAACTTGTGTTGATTGCTCTACCTTTCTTCTCAATGATATAAGATCGCCTTGTACTAGGGTAATTATCTGTGTAGTTGTGTCTTGTCCAACTTTTGTTCCAGTTATTCTTGTTACTGTTTGCTCTTGCTTTAGATCATCCTCTTTAAGCTTATCTAGCTCATCAACAATTCTGAGCAAATCTTCAAAGAAATTAACATCAAGATAATTTATATCAAGCTCTGTAAACTCTAATTCATCTTTTGCAAAATAATCAGAATCTAGCTCATCAAACTCTAAGAAATCAATATCTAATACATTGCTACTAGATGAACTTTCATCTTCACTACTTAGTTTTTCTTCTTTAGGCGGTTGAACTATCAACATATTGTCAATAATGTCTAAGGTCAGGTCTAATATAACTGGCTTACTTGGACTGCTTTCAAAAACAGATGTTGTCGTAGCTTCATAAGGTTTGTTAAGAGTGACTGTACCCATAGCAGTAGTGACTAATATTTCGCCACTAGATAAACCTGTAGAGTCAGGCAACAGAATAATTAAGCTTCTCCCAAGCTCGTCTACTGTTGCAGTAAAATCTGTACCACGAATTGTGATGTTGGCTGTAGGCGTTTGTATTGTGATGTTTTCTTTGTCTATCCTGCCCAGTTGTCCTGTAATGAACCTTGCAGTGCCACTAGCAAAGTTTAAGGCAAGTTTGGAGTTGGATGGGTTGGGGTCATAGATATATTCGTCTATGGTCAATTGTGAGTGTTCTGTAAGCTTTACCGTAGAATCATCAAGGAATTTTATTGCTATGCGACCATTAGAAGTTTCTACATTATCATTTTGCTGAATGTTGAAATCTAACTCAGCTTTATAAGGCTTGTCCCTTAAGACTTGTGCATTGCCTGTTAGTTCTGATACATCTCCAATATCAACAGCTTGTGCTTGTACCGCCGTCACTTTGAATGACGCAGACAGTGCCACTATTACCGTTAGAAAGTATGCGTAACCAGTCACTTGCTAATGTACTCTGTTGATCTATGTTGAAGGTTCGTGAGTTGCCATCATGCTCTAGCTTGAAATATCCATCTGCATATCCATCTCCGTCAAAATTGACTGTATTTGAGTCTCCATCTACATCAACATAGTTTGTTGCTGTGTCATAGTCAATATCAAAGTCAAAAGTATTGCTGTCACCTTGTATAATCCAATCTAGGTCTAAAGTTCCTGCTAGATCGTTTGTAGCAACATCTAAAGTGAAAGTATTACTTCCACCAGTCACATCTACATTAAAGTTACCGTTGTCTGCACCATGTGTATTGGTGGGGTCAGTTTGTATGTTAAAAGTATTACTATCTCCATCAAACTCAAAGAAACCTGTAAAGGTATCGGCTGTTATATCGCCTAGAAATTTATTAGTGTCGCCTATTTGGTTTATATCTAATGTCATATTTGCACCATCAAGATCAAGAGGTGTCATAGAGCCTGCAGAAGCAGTTGCACCACCAACTATGTTTGATGAGCCTAGTTGTTCTATGTCAAGATTAAATGTTGCACCAACTTGATCTACATACACTTCGTTGTCAGCGTAAATAAAACTAGAACTAACCGCGAATATTATTAAGTATTTCTTCATCTACAATTCTCCATAAATCTTTTTCTAAACCTAAGTTAATGGTTTCTAAAACTGCTGTTTCTATGGCATTTTGCAATGCTATATTGACAGACTCGTTTTCTACCATTCCGTTCTCAATCTCTACTAATTCAGTATCAGTAGAAACGAAACGGAAAACATCCTGACTTATAGCTACGCTAAGAATTGATTTTGTACTCAACACTTCAGTCAAGACCTTACCTGTGCTTACAGAAACGGTACGCAAAGAAACAGTCACTATATCTTGTCTATATTCTTTGGTAGAGCCTATGCCCAAATATCTAGCACCCAAGCCACCTGACTTTATGTTGCTCTCATATCCTATCACACCACCTTCCATTAACAAACCTGCGAATGTCAAAGGTAAAAGGTCTTTGTTCTCTTTAAAGTCTTTTCTCGTTGATCTAATTAGTTGTCTTTCCTTCGTCAAATTATCTAGCCCTACACGCTCTACTACATCAAAAAAATCACCATTGCTTGCGTGTTGTAAGGCACGAATTAAATATGCGTGTGGTGCTTGCGTAATAGCTGTTGAAAAGGATGCGTATGAGCTATTGCTTCTTCTTTGACCTGTTTGGTCAGTA